CCCGCGGTCCTTCGCCGACGCCCCCGGTTAGTCCCTTCGCGCTGCTGTCTCTGGCGACCGCCGCTTGCAGGGCCGAGGCGTATTCGTCGCGATCGAAGTCATCGCCGGCGCGGCCGGCCCTGGTCATGCGATCGAGGTAGCTCTTCCTCGCGGTCGCGATCGCCGCCGCGCGGGTCGTGCCGAGCAGGCTCATGGCCTCGCCGAGCTCGCTCGCCTCGACCGCGCGGGCGTCGGGCTCCGACCAGGCGACCTTGCCGCCGGCGCGCTCGAGCTGGTCGCCGCGCAGCGCCGACACCGCGGCGGCCGCCTGCGTCGGGCCCATGCCGGCAAGCCCCGCGATATAAGCCATCACCGGCTCCTTCGGCGCGATCTCGGCGAGCACGCGATCGGCGCGCGGGCCGAAGGCACGATGGATCTGGTCGATGATCGCGAGCCGCCGCATCGGATCGGTATCGCTCAGGAGATTGACGACCACGTCGCGCTCCTGGCCGGTGAGATATTGCGGCTGCCGGCCATAGTGCTCGGCGGCCGCTTCGGCGGTCGCGATCCGCGCCTTGATCGACGCCTCGGCGGTATCGCCCTCGAGCACGAGCGGCGCCACGTTGAAGTTGCCCGAGCGGCCGGCGAGCTCGAGCAGGTCGTGCTCGGCGAGCTTGAGCATGGTGCCGTAGAGGCGCTCGACGCCGCGCAGCAACTCGAGCTGGGCCAGCGTCGGCTGATTGCCCTGGTCGCTGATCTGCTGGCGCAGCTCAATCGCGTATTGCTGCACCTCGTCGGGCCGTTTGGCGCGCAGCTCCTCAAGCGTGCCCTGCGCGCCGATTATGGCCGACACGGCGGCGGCGCGCGCCTCATCACCGACCGCGCGGAAACCGTCAAGCAGCGCCTGCAGCGTCGCCGGATCGGTCGCGAAGCCGTTCGACGCGCGGTCCTTGGCCAGGTCCCACTGCCCCACCAGGTTGGCCTTTGTCTCGGCAATGGCGGCGCGCCTGAGCGCCTCGCGATGCCGCTCGCCCTGCTGGATCTGGTTGGTCAGCGTCTCGACGGCGTTGGGCTCGAGGTCCTGGTCATATTGGCCGCTTTTCAGCACCGCGCGGGCGCCGTTGAAGTCCTCGTTGTCGATCATGCCGAGCACGGCCGAGACGATCACCGCCTGCCGCCCCTTGGCGCGCTGGTCGCGCCAGGTGTTGGCGTCGATGCCCTTGCCGAAGTCGTTGAGCATGGCGTCGAGGTTCGCGAGGCTGCCCTCGATCGGCCCGCCGCGGCGCGCGGTGGCCGCGATCGCGTTGATCGAGCCGTCGATCGTGTCGACCGCCTTCTTGTGCGCGGCGTTATAGCCGACGCGCAGCCCCTCGATCGCGAAGTCGTTCTTGAGCGCCGCGATGCGTTCATTGAGCGCCTGCACCGCTTCCTCGCTGATCAGGGGATTGCCGTCGGCATTTTGCGGGCGCGACGCCAGCGCCGCCGCCTGGCGCGGGTTGTACCAGTCGGTGAGGAATTGCTCGGTGAAGCCCGGTTCCGACGGATCGCCTTCGTTCAGCCGGCGCTGCCACTCGATCGTCGCGTCGCGCTCGAGCGGCCCGAGCTGCTGGTGCAGCCAGGTCGCGTCGGCCAGGCGCTGCTGCCGGCCGCGCTCCACCTCGAGGCGCGCCTCCTCCTCGCGTGTACGCCGGAGCTCGCCCTCGAACAGCGTCGCGCCGATGCGCTCGAGCGCGCGACCTGGACCCGAGAGGATCGTCGGCGACACCTCGAGGCCGGCGCTCTGTCCCGGCAGGGCCGCGCTCGACTGGTAGGTCGGAATGCGCGGCATTAGAAACCCACCCCGCCGGCGTAGCCCTTAGTCCGCCGCTGCAACTCGGCGAAGCTCGGCGTCTCGCTGGTTCCCTTAAAGGTCGCGCCGAAGTAGTTAGCGCCGGCGCCGAGCGCGTCGAACACGCCGCTCGCCAGCGCGTCCTTCGCCGCGCGCTGGTGGAGCTTCGCGCGGGTCTCCTCGCGCGCGCTCTTAACCGCGCCGCCATAGCGGATCGCCGCCACGTCGAGCGCGATCTCGGCCGCGGTGTCGGCCGCCACCTCCAAGGGCGAGCCGGTCCCCGGATCGATGCCGGAGGCGCCATAGATCGCGCGCTGGCGCGCGAGCAGGCGCTCGCCCGACCGCGTCACCTGCGCCGCCTCGAACTCGGCCGCCTCGCGCGCGGCCGCGGCGTCGGCCAGCGCCACCTGCGCGTTCGCGCGCTGCGCCTCGGCCTCGGCCGCGCCCCGCGCCAGCGAGCCGACCGCCTGCACCGCGGCGAAGACGGCGAGCCAGCTCATTGGTCGCACCGCGCCATCAGAAGGTAATCGCGTGCGTCCGGGCCGTAGCGCCGCATCAGGCCCTCGGGGCGGAAACCCATGCTTTCCAGCCAGCGGACCGAGGCCTCATCGTCCGATCGGGTCGAGGCCTGCAGACGGTGGAGCTCGAGCGCGCGGTACTGGCGATCGACCAGCGCCCGCGCCGCCTGGACGAAGCTGCGTCGCCCCTTTTCGATCTTGGTGCAGACCGACCAGATTTCGGCGACGCCCGGCCATTGCTGGAGGAACCCGGTGACCATCAGCACCCGGCCGTCGCGCTCGAAGGTGAAGGCGATGCCGGCCTCGACATAGCGCTTCAGGCGCTCCCGCCCCGCCTCGGTGAACGCCGCCTCGTCCGCCGCGCGCGGCGTCAGCCGGTCGAGGTCCGCCGCCTCGAAGGCGCGCAGCGTGATCATCGATCGTTCACCGTGAGCTGCGGGATGAGCGCGACGATCGTGCAGGGCGTCGGGGTGTCGTGGACCAGGACCATCTGCCCCTCGCGGTCATAGCCGCCGCGCCACTCGACGACATGGTCGCCCGATGAGAGGGGCGGCGCCGTGTCCATGAGGTCGGCGGCGTCGCGGAAGGCGAGCTCGTCGAGCTCGGCCTCGCTCGGGCCGCATTTCAGGCCGAGCGTGCGATAGAGCCGGACGATCATCGAGTGGATCGCCTTCTTCTTGCCCTGCGCCGCGCCCTCATCGCCGCCGGCCTCGGCGCGCAGCGTCTTCAGCTTCGCGGTGTACGACAGGCCGATGTGGACCTGGCTGGCCGGCGCCTCGAGCGTGATCTGGCCGCCGGTGACCACCTTAGAGGCCTCAACCGCGCCGTCGGCCAGGATCGCCACCGTCTGACCCTCGAGGTGGGAGAGCCCGCTCATGAGCGTCGCCGGCGCGCCCGCATAGCTGAGCCCGCTGTCCACGAAAAACGCCGCGGCCTGCAACGTGTCGTGGTCGAAGCCCTCCTCGATGAACTCGACATAGCGCCTGGTCTGCCCGTTGATCGTGCGCCGCGCGATCCACCACACCTGATCGGTCGCGCCGTCCGGCGCCGGGATCACCGCGATGCTCTCGATCGCCGGGTTGGTGCCGCCCGTCAGCACGCGACCCCAGGCATTCACGTTCTGCTCGCGCAGGTAGGTCGCGGCGAGCGCGACGCCGTCGGCGCGCGCGGCCCACGCGACGCCGTCCGGCTCCTCCTGGTAGCAGAGCGTCTCGGGCCGCACGCCGCTTTTCGTGATGTGCTCGGCGAGGAGGGTCAGGTTGTTGCCGCCGTGTCGGTCGCGCTCGAGCGAGAAGGCAAGCTCGATCACCTTGCGCGCCGCGCGCTGGACGTAGAGCAGCACGTCGTTCACGCGGACCGGCGCACCCAGGGCCGTGCCGGTCGCGGTCTGCGGGATCGCGTTGATGTTAGACGGCGTGATCGGTTCCTCCTGGGTCGAGGCGCGCACGATCCAGACGCCGCCGACCGTGCCGACGAAGAGGAACTGGTCCGAGGCGAGCCAGCGGATCGCGTTCACCTCGCTCGCCGCCAGCGTGAAGCTGACCGCGTCGGCATCGGTGGCGCCGGGCGTGAAGTTCTCGAGATCGTTGACCTTGGAGCCATCGAGCCGCTGCGGGCTGACGCTCGGTCCGCCGCAGTAGAGGCGCGCGCCGAAGAAGGTGACGCCGACTGGGTAGCCGGTGGTCGCCGACCAGGCGCCGAGCCGCCAGGTCGCGGTCGCCGTCGTGGCGCCGAAGGCGACCCTGACGTCGGCGCTGACCACGGTCGGCGAGGTGTAGCCGGTGATCACCGCATAGCCGGTCGTGCCGGAATGGGTGAGCTGGACCAAACGGTTGACGTCCGTCGCGCTCCAGGGCGAATGCCCGGTTGCCGTGATCGTGATCCCGAAACCCGAGGTCGCCGAGGGCTGCAGCGTCTTCACCGCGTCGGCGTTGCCGGCCAGATAGGGCCCGTTGATCCAATCGACCTGGACCAGCGACCAGGTCGTGTGCCCGAAGCGGAGCAGCTTGTGGACCGGCTGGGCGGCGTGGCAGAGGTACATGACGTCGGCCGACTGCGCCGTCATGATGTCCTCGAGCTGGGCGGCGGCGTAGATCGTCTCGAGCTCGACCGGCGCGTTGTCGATCAGCGCCACGTCATCGATCTGCAGCGTCTTGGCCTTGGTGTTGCGGAACTGGATGTAGATCGGGCTCGCGCCTGGCGTGAAGGCGAAGGCGTGCCAGCCGACGGCACAACTGCGATCGGCGACGACCTGGCTCCCCGTGGAGGCGGTGCCGATCCTGAGCTCGATCGCGTCGCCCGGCGCACCCAGCACGCGGAAGCGCAGCACATGCTCGAGCGCGGTCGTCGTCAGCGTCACGTCCTGCTCGGCCCACGCGACGCTCGCCGCGGCGCCGACTAGGCTGAGGCGGCCGTTCGGCGCGTCGTGCGCGATCGACGCCGCGCCGGTCGAGCGGTTGTCCCAGTCCGTGATCCCGGCGGTGAAGGTGCCATTGCTGATCGCGGCGTCGGTGTCGCCGGCGACGATGCGGCCCTCGTCCTTGTAGAACCGAAAAGCGTTGGCCGTTGCCTCGAGGATGTAGGGCTGCAGCACGCTGAACTGAAAGCGCAGCAAGCGGCCGGCCTGGCTCTCGTCCTTCAGCGCGGCGACGAAGCGGGCGCCGGAGCGCTTTTGCGCGCCGCCATGCGGCAGGACGATGAAGTTCTCGAGGAGCTCGAGCGCGTTGGTGTATTTCGTGAGGTCGATGCGCCCGCCAAGCCGCGGCGACCACTCGCCGGCCGTAAAGTTGGTCTGGATCGGCGAGACGCGCGCCATTAAAACCTCGCGTTCTCCCATTCATCGGCGATGAAGAATTCGGCCGTGCCCTCCTGCGCGTCAACTTTCCGCGCCTCGCGCACGACGGCGAGGTAGAGCTCCCACATGTCGGCCGCGACCTGACGCGAGCCCGTCAGCGGATAGGCCAGCTTGTGGGCGAGCCGGAAGGTGAAGGCGTCGATTGTCATGGCGTCGAGTGCGTTCAGGTCGGCGACGCGGCCGATGAAGCGGATCGCGAGGCTCGAGCGATCGCTCAGGATGAAGCGGCCCTCGACCTTCCAGGGAATCACGTCGTCATCGGTGTTGATCACGCGCAGGCACAGGGGGTCGGTCGGCAGCGCGAATTGCGCCGTGTAGCCGAACGCCGGCGGCGTCGCGCTGAGCGCGAGCGTGGCGCGCGCCAGCGCGCAGTTCCAGGGATGGGCCCGGAGCGTCGCGTCGAGCGTCGGCTGAAAGTGGAGCTGCGCCAGGCGGGCGCCCTCGCTGGTGTCGAGGTCGAGGTCGACCAGCCGGTTGCCCTTGATCTCGGTGAGCGCCTGGTTGACCAACTCCGTTGCGCTTGCCACGGCGAGCTCGGCGGGGCGTTGCCACCCCGCCGCTCCATCTCAGTCGAGCGCGTACATGACCCAGCCGGTGAAGATCTTACCGCCCGCCCAAGCCTCGCCGGTCGCCGTGCAGATCAGCGTCACCTCGGCCGCCTCCTCCGCGCCCTCGTTTTGCGCGACCGAGTTGGCGAAGAAGTTGTTGCCAATGCTGTCGACCGAGGTCGCCGCGAAGTATTTCGTGGTGGCGCCCGCGATGCCGATTTGTGCGGACGCGGTGCCGCCGCCCGAGGACATCGCCTCGTGCGCCTCGTGGCCAATCAGCACGCGGGCGCCGGCGGGCAGCTTGCACAGCTCGATCACGTCATTAACCAGGACCGTGGCTGCCGGCGTCGTGAACTTCCAGAACGCCACGCGCAGGCGGCCGTGGCCCTCGTTAGGCTTGATCAACTGGCGCGGCGTCGCGGCCAGTTTTGTCATCTGCTCGGAGTAATGAGTTGCCATTGCTGCGCTCCTTCAGGCTCAGGTCACGTCGCACGCGATGTAGCCGACCTTGGCCTCCTCCATGCGGGTCGCCCCGATGGTCATGGCGTAGAAGGCCTGCGTCGCGAAGTTCTTGTCGGGGCGCTCGGCGATGCGCGGCGTCGGCTCGGCGCCGATCGCCAGGAGGAGCCCGTTCTGCGCCCAAAACAGGATCTTGTGGTCGTTGCTGCTATCGACGCCGAGCCGCTGCGACGTGAGGAAGGTGAAGCCGACGAACGAATTGATTTCGCCCTGGACCAGCGCCTTCACCGTGTTGAAGTCGGCCGAGGTCGCCTGCGTCTCGCCGAGCAGCTTGTCCATCTGCACGGCGTTGCATGCGATAAAGCGCGGGATGATCGGATCGACTTCGTTGGCGTCGAGCAGCCGCTTCGCGCGCCTGAGCTTGCCGACATTGAGGCCGGTGTCCGCGGCCGGCGTGATGCCGACCTGGACGTTCACGATCATGTTGGTGTCGAAGGCGGTCTGGGTGGCGCCCTCCTCGCCGGTGAACGCCGTGCCGTCGGCCGCGGCGATCAGCTCGTCATCCATCGCCCGGCCCATCGCGCCCGCCGCCGCCTGGGTGTAGGGGTTGGTGAACTCGCCGAGCGTCCTGACCGTGTCCTCCTTGTCGATCAGGTCCGCCCAATCGTAGTCGACCATCGGCACCGAACGCCGCGCGTGGGGCGTGTTCATGAGCGGCGTGTCGGCGTGGCGGCTGGTGCGCTTGCGCGCCGCGGATGCGCCGACCTGGTCGAAGAACGCACGCTTGCCGACGACGCCGGTCTCGACCCGGACGCCGCTGCGCAGATAGCTTGCTCGCTGCTGGCTGAGTAGCTGGACCGCGCTGCTGTAGGCCTGCACGAACGCGGTCGTGATCTGGACTGACATGGGTATAACCTCCAATCGGTGTGACGATCGGAGGAGTAGTCCGCTCTTGCGGGCCCCACCTGGCGGCTTGCGCGCCGCTTATCTCGGCCCGCTTTCGGGCGGTCACCGGGCCCCGCGGGGCGGAGTAGTCCGGCTTTTCGCGGCACGGTCGAACCGTGCGGCATTATTGGCGCGGCTCGGGGAACGCCTGGCTGTAGAGCGCCGTCCGGCGATCGTTCAGCTCCTGGTGCCGCGGGTGCGTCTTATCGCTCAGAATCTTCCGGTTGTCCAGATCGTTCTCGAGGCGGGCGATTTCCGCCTTGGCATGGTCGGGCGCGAGCGCTGAGCCGCCGGCGCTGGTAGCGTTCGGGTCCGGCGCGTCGCCCTCGCCGAGCTTCTCGCCGACCGCGGCCATGAAGCGGAGCAGCATCGGATCATTGCCGAGGCCGGTCTGCTCGAGGTAGTCGCGGAACTCCGGGCCGCCGATCCGCTTGGCCGCCCGCTCGGCGCGGAGGAGCTTGGCGTCCTTGGCGAGGCCCCATTCCTTCGCCAACGCCTCATTGCCTTCGCGCCGGCGCGTCGCGTCGGCGTCGACCAGGCGCGAGAACTCCTCGCCGTTGCGCTTCATGAACCAGCTATAGAGCCCGCCGATCTGTGCCTGGGACAGGCCGAGCCTGTAGGCCTCGGCCCGCAGCTCCTTCTCGAGCGTGGCTTGCGCCGGAAAGCCCTTGGGCAGGTCCGGCGCCTTGAGCTGGTACTCGTCAGCACTCTTGGGCCGGCCGAGCCGGTCGTACACCGTGCCCCAGGCCGGATCGTCGGCTTTGGCCGGGATCGGCACCTTGTCGAGGCCGACCATGTGCTTGGTCGCGACGTAGCTCTTGGCGAGCGCCGACACGTCGGCGATGTCGGCGAGCGCCGGCGCCGCGCGCAGGTCCTCGGGCAGCGCCGCCCGCCAGTCGGTCGCGCCGCCGGTGCCCGCGCCGCCGGCGTTGGCGCCCGCGCCGCCAGTGCCC